ATCAGAACAGTTAACAAAAGACTCTATAGCCTCGTTTCTATTTTTAACATGAAAAAAATTAGATTCAAAAAACTTATAGCTAGAGATGGGCTTATCAGTCGATAAGGATTTATAGGCCTGAGACATTGTTACTCCAGCGTCTGAGCAAAGTAGTATTCTGTGTAAGTCGGCTTCACTTTTATCACAGTAAAACGACTCGCTAAATATGTCAGACTTTTTATAAAAGTCTCCACTTTGAACTGGACATGAAAGCTCGCTATCGCCAATGCAAATTAAATTACCTAATCTGCAAATGTCTAATAGAGAATCTGGATGTGAAACAATCTGTATAAGATTGTGCCAGCCTGACTTATTCTTTGCAAAAAGAGAAAAGTTATCAAACGAGCATCCAATAATTGGTTTTATTCCAGCATCTTTGCATTCTTTAAAAAAGGATACAGATCCTGATAGCGTCTTATAGTCAGCAATACCACATGCTTCAAAATTATTTTGCACGCACTTCTGCACGATTTGCTTGGGTTTAGAATAGCCTTTTAATAGGCTATAATGAGTAACATTACATAGAGGAAACCAGTTCATAAAATTCCTTTCAACAATCAAGATCAAAAAAAGGGCTCACGAGTACCTCTGCGCCCATTGAACTGAACTGACAGCGATCAACCTGTTAGTTGGGGATATATTTTATTATAGCCTACAAAATAGATGCGTCAATCATAAGAAGTTCAAAATTACAGCTACCACGGTAAAATTGTATCATTTGATATGAACTTTAACTTATCATCATCTGGATGCATATCTAAAGAATCTTCTTCTCTTTGTCTCATATACTGACGAACTTGGTCTCTTAGTTTTGGCTTGTTTCCAGTTAATCTGTATATACCTCTAGAATCTCTATAAATATCTTCCTCTGGATCAAAGTTATTGTCAATTAGAATCTTCCATCTATCCCAATATCTTCTATTTATCTTACTTCCATGCCAATAATGCAATATTGTTCCATCGACATACCCAACGTTTCTTTTTATTTTTTCTTCAGCTCTTTTCTGCCAGTTTAAGAGTTTTTTCATATAGTTAACATGTATATTTTGATTTGCGCTTTTTTCTACTTGGCCTATTAAAGCCCTAGCCATATGATTATCAGCAGCCCCTAAGATAGCCCAGTCGATAAATCCGCCAACCGATTCAAGAGCCTCTCTTCTAGCAGCCCAGGCGTATCCAGGATGCCATTTATTTATAGACTGCTTTTCTTTTTGTTTTTCATAATATCCATTTGGAGGAAGCTCTCTGCCCTGCGAATAACAATAAATAAATCCTTGATGAGCCGCTATTGGCTCATATCTTGGAGATAGATCGACTGCTATGTTAAACATTTGAACAAAATGGTAGTGCTGCAACTGATGTAGTGTTTCAGATACCCAGTCTGGCCTTGAAAAAATAAGATCCGCATCAACCCAAGCAACATATTTCCAATCTGGCGGAAGGTGTTGAAGGCCGATATTAAGCAAAGATTCTTTTGTCCATATTTCTTGTTCATAGTCCACTCGCACTTTTATATAGTCTTGCTTTAGTCTATTTTTAGGGAATTTAGCAGAAATTGGCGCATCTGTTGGGCCTTTTGACTTCCAGCTTATGTCATCGGCCTGAGCTGCTGAAGGATTGGCCCAGTTATCCATAGCGCTTGTACGCTCTCCAAATGAAGCCTCTATGGTAAGAAGAATAGCCCCAGAGTCTCTTACGTGCTTTTGAAAATCAGTATATAATTTCCATCTTCTCTTAAACCTTTGCGGATTGAATAAAGGCGTTATCACATATAATGGCTGCTCAACATTGTCTAATGGACGATACATTTCTATTGCAAGCTCCTAAATTTTAATCTAAACTCTCCCCTTTTCTTTTCATCCCCAACGCACGCAACATGAGGATTTAATATAACAACGCCCTCACTGTGAAGTCTCAATAGATCTAAAGATCTGAGTTTTTCTAGAATCTCCATTGGAATATCTTTTGCTTCACTTAGACATGTTGAACTGTCTATAGACCATACCAACTTACAAAAAGCTGATACATCTTCAATTGACATTTTTTTTTCTTTAATTAGATGAACTAGCTCGCCAGAGCCTCTAAGAGTAATGTCTTTTTCAGGCACTTTAACCCTCCATATTTTTATAATTTAATCCAGACTTTTGCATAAATTCTTTCAACCTGTCGGTTTTGAATAGGCTTTATTAGTAATTATACTTTACCTTGATTTACCAAGCTCTACAGGACCAATATCTAGCCTTCCATCTTGGGCCAGGAGTATCGCAATTATGCCTAGCTCTAAAGCTTTTGCGCCTTTCTGGAATATTTTTCTTTATTGTCATATTTGGGTCGCCAAAATTGACCTTAACAACGTTCCCCTTATCATTTTTTACATAAACGCTAAATTTCTTTGGCCCGCCCGGAGTTCTAAATGGCTTTCCTAGTTGGACTTTTCTGCCTTGATATTCTGCTCCAATCGTAGAAGATTCTTCGTCTTCCATTTCATCTTCATCCTCTTCTTCTGAACTTTCTCCATATTTCATGTAGTCATATGCTGACTGTAAATGCGCATCTGCTTTTGATATGCTGTCCTGAACCCAAGGCTCTACTTCGGTAGCCATTTCGAGTATTTTATACATTTGCAGGCACTGGTCCATCATCTTTTTTACCTGTGACTTAACCATACCAACTTCTTCGCTTGACTGAGACTTCTTCCACGCATCTTTCGTTGGACGATCTGGGTCCCCAGGCTTTGCTGGCTTGTAATTCTTACCTTCTCTTTCCTTTTTCTTTCGAATATTTTCCCACAAGCCAGGCTTTTCTACTGCGACATCCCATTCTTCGACCTCAGAATCTTCATAATAAACTTCTTCCGCTGATACATATTCACTTTGCAATGGAATATATAGATTATCTTCGTTTAGATCTTCATCGAAGCCATGATCATCATACATTTTAGAAAAATCGGCAGCTTCAATATGAGTCAAGCCTTGTACTGCTTTAGACATGCAAACCGCTGTTCTTTGCTCTTGGCCTGGAAATTCTCTTTTCATTACTTCACTCGACATACAGCGTCCCATATAGGAATTAGAAGATTCTCCTGGTTTTTTTTCTGGAATCGGCATTTTACTCTCCTTTAATTTTGATCAACCTGGAGCTGAATAATATCCAACAGAAAATCCAGGCTTTGTACACGATTTAACAGTATTTTCTATTCCATGCAATTTAATACTGTCTTCAACATAATGACACATTGTTTTTTCACTTCCTGGCCATTTATTTTTATAAAAATGACATAGTTTTTTACACTTAAAGTTACTTCTCCACCTATCTATAGGTACTGGATTCTTATTTTTTAATATCTCATAATATCTATCTTTTAGCATTTCTAGAAATAAATCATTATGTTTTTCTTCAAATGGAAGACTTATAGCGGCTCTATTTCCAACTGGCTCATCTTTTATGAAAAAGATAGTCATAATTGCCTGATTATATGACGGATATAGTTTAGAAATTGCATAATGGTATAATAAAAGCTGCGGATCTTCCATCAATTTTTTAAAGTCTTTCTCCTCACCCGTACTCCAGTCTATTCTTTTACCAGTTTTCCAGTCTATAACCTCTATTGTATCATCATCTATTTGAGTTACAAGGTCAATAGTTCCCTTTATAGCTAAAGTTCCCTCTACTTTTTCTCCGTTTATATTGTGAGAAAATTTTGCCCAATCTGCCTCTATTGGTATGTCAAAATGAGCTTCTGGATCTACTATAGTTCTAAGCCTTGGGTCAAACTGGCCATTATTGTAAGATAACGCTCCAATTATTAATTCAAGACATTTGTCTTTATCGGCGTTTTCCCATTCATGAATAGAATTAGATGAATAGTATTCAAAACTTTTATCCAAAAGAGTCTCTACGTTTCCTTGGCTTAGAAAGTCAGATATGTTTATTTTAACTTCGCCAATTCCATCATCTTTTATTTTTATAAATTTTCTACTTTTTGAAGCCTGTTGCAAATCTTTTTTTTGGGCCGCTAACACTTCAAATACTTTGTGACATATAGTTCCAAGTTCCGCTTTTTTATTTGAATCGCCGTAATATCCTAAAACATAAGTCATAAAATATGACATCTGGCAATACGACCACTGGTTATAACTGGAAGATCTTATGTACGTTACAATCATGTTTATCTTTCTATATTAAATTACAATCTATGACTTTTTGCATTAAGTCAGACAACGTTAATGAATTATTATCTATATGCAGTTGAAAATTTTTATAATCGTCTAGAGCTAGCTCGCTAGAATGTCTATCTATACCAGTGTCTCTATGAAGACGAATATTCATAGATTTAATATTTTTTCCATCGTCGCCGCATTCATGTATTGCATCTGCCTCGTTTGGGAAACGAACGTCGCATATAACCGCCACCTGGCTTTGCTCTGTTACGATTTTTCTGATTGTAGAGCCAACCCATACATCAGAATATATTTTTCTCATTACTTCAGTTCCTAGAAACTGCATAAATTCACGAGCGGTCATAGGTCCAGAATTATGGTAAACCATTTTTGAAACTATTTCTTTTACGGCAAAGCCATAATTACTCTGCATAGCAGCGTCGTAGAAACCTTTGTCAGTGGTAACGCCTGGCATATTTTCCCACAGTAGATGCTGTTGTATTTTATTTTTTTGCTCATCTGTTCCATATACGCATTCTGGATCGATATTAAATAATTCAACGCAAACTCTTTTTAGCTCATCTGCAAAGCTATATATTTTAATATAAGGCCATATATTAGCACTAGCGTAATTAACAAAATCAGAATCTTTTCTAGATAAGTCCAGAATTCCAGACTCTTCTTTTTTATGTATAACAAGTTCACCATTTGTAGATATAGAAAAATCGTCAACTTGATTTGTTCTTTTTAATACTATTCCGGTAAGTATGTTTCCAATGGTGTTTTTACCAGATTGTTTCTTTCCAGAAATTCCAACTATCTTCATTAAAAAAAGCCTCTTATTTGGGGTAATGTAAACTTCAAATGATCTTCTATAGACATATCACCAGCATCTTTTTTTTGAAGAGATGGAAACTTAAGAGTAAATAATCTATTTAGCTTGCGTTGAAGAAAAAATTTTGACTCTCTTCCTGGCTGGTCGTCATCAGTAAAAATAGCAATTTTCGTTATTGGAAGCTCTTTTATTATAGAGAGCTGACTCTCTAATAGCTCTTTGCCAAGCAAGCCAACGACATTGCAAACTCCACATTCGTATAGTCTCCATACGTCGCTTTGGCCTTCCACTAGGATGATTGACTCTGATCTAGTTATAGACTCAATAGCCCTGTGAAGGTTATAAAGAATATCATTTTTCTTAAATCCCTCAGTAAATAAAAATTTTGGCTCGATGTATTCTTTAATAGCTCTTCCGGCGTATGCTATCAATATTCCGTCTTTATTATGAATTGGCAGAACTGCTCTGCTTTTCATTTTGTACTTATTAATAGTGCAGTCAAAAACGCCAAAGTGCTTCAACGTGCTTTCCAAGAAGCCTCTGTTTTTAAAGTATTCTGACGGAGTGGTAAATGGTATTTCATCTATAGCTTTAACATTCTTAACTTCCTTATTGCTTGGCTTTACTAGCTTTACTAAATGTGAAAAATAATCGCAATCTTCGTCTTTCGATGTTTTATCCTTTAAAACATTTGAGTCTTTAATGTTATATATCTTTTTCAACTCTTGAATTGCATGATAAAATGAACTATTCTTACCATTTGATGATAGCATTCCTCGACATAGGCCAAATATATCTTTACCAAAATCTTCATGACAATTTTTTGTCCAGCATCTCCAATATCCAGTATCTAAATTTATCGAGAAGGAGCTAGAGTTGTCTCCATCATGAATCGGGCATTTCATTTGGTGTCTGCCAAGTCTTTTAAAGTTTACGTTTACGCCAAATTCATTAAACAACGGCGAAATATCGGATAAAACTATTGATTTTATTTTTTCAAGATCAGTAGTCTTTTCAGACTTCATTGTACAGCTCCCATCCAATTTCTCGTAAATCATTTATAATCAAATTTATATAATATCCATCAATGCTATTAGAGCCATTGCTTTGAGACGTGTTTAATGAGTTAATATGCAAAATCCAATTAGTAAAATCTCCAGACATATTTAAGTTAGCAACAATACTAGCCGCTCTCTGTTTTGAAAAATGTTCTACAGTTAGATCGGATGATGAGCCACTTTTAATAAACATATTATTTGTTAATAAATATCCTAAATATATAGAATAATTCTTATTTGATATACATTTACTAGAAATCGATTGTTTAGACCTAATATCTAGTTCAAGGCCAGTAGGGCTGTTATTTTTCTTTTTCATACATTGTATTTGATCAATATCCATTGATGATATATAAGAATCATATAGACTTGGACTTGTTGCTAAAAAACTTTTTCCCATATTTTTTTAAACCTCGTCAAATGGTAAATCATCATCCTGTTCATGATTAATAGGAGCTAAGGCCCCGTCAATAGCTCCATTTAATTGAGAAGATTGAAGTAGCTGATCCCTAGTCCCTACTTGTTCAAGTAAAGCAATATCACCCCTCATTCTCATATTTACATAGTTACCGTCCTCCATTCCAGGACCATGCCTAGCTACTATAGTTACCATTTTTCTATTTCCAGCATTTGGCCCATCTTGGGCTAGTTCTTCTGGAGATTTTAGTTTAAAAATTGTGAATGAAGTACATAGCCATATCAGTCTGTCCGAACCAGACACGGCATCTGTGCTTTCTTTAGTTATACCATCTCTATTCAATTGCACAAATGCTAAACATGGAAAATCATATTTTACAGCTAAATTATGCAGTGATGTAATTTGAAAACCAAGAGCCTGATATTCTTGTATATTATTTGTAATCGACGAAGAAGACATAAGTTTAAGATAATCAAAGATAACCAAGCAATCTTTCAGTCTTCCATTTTCATCAAATCCAACGTCTTTCACCACCCATCTTTTTATAATATTTAGAATTTTATCAAAAGCCATACCAGCTACAGAAATATATGTATACGGTAGTATGGATATTTCTTCAGCAGATTTTCTTACCTTAAAACTGCTTTCATCATTATCGGAAAATCTACCAGTAGCTATGTCGTTTATTGGGACGCTGCTTTTTGATGCAATGATTCTATGAATGTGATCTTCCTTTGACATTTCCGTATCTATCATTAGCACTGGTATGCCCATGCTGGCTACATGTACAGCGACATTGTCGGCGCAAACGCTCTTGCCTGTCTTAGGCCTAGCAGCAATAAGGTCAACGCATTTTCTTCTAAGACCTCCACCTATCGCGTAATCAAGAGCGCTGAATCCAGACGGGATTCCCATTTGATCGCATTTGTTTTCAGATATAAAATCTAGATACTCGCTTAACCCATCTCCAATCTTTTCTGGCTTTTCATCGACTGGCCCTTGTTCAAGAAATTTTGATACTGGGTCTTCAATTATCTTGATAATATCATCTATAGACTCAGTTCCATCGATCCCAAGTATTTGGGTATTTATTTTTTCTGAAACATTTTTAATATTTCTTGCAAGTTCATACTTTTTTATTTGTATAGCAAACGTTGCAACATTATCTTTTTTTATAGGAAATGAAGATAAGCTATTTAAAAAATCTAATTCAGATTTATTATTGATTACATCAATTAATCCAAGATCTTTAGAAGCTGAAATTATTGTAGGTATATCTATCGAATCGCTTGACTCAAGAACCTTTTTCATGCATCTATAAATACATGCATTTTTATAATTACCAAAAGATGAATAATCTAAATATTCAGATATATCAACATACACTTCCGCGCCAAAAGAAAGCAGTCCGGCTAGAACTGCTCTCTCTGCGCCAATATCAAAAAGATCCACTTGATTACACGCTCCTTTGAATGCAAGATGGGCACTTTAAAAACTCTCCATAAACAAGCTCTTCATATTCAAGAAAGTCTCTTCCGCAAGCACAGCATTCAACTTCTATCTTTCTTGAGCTTTCACCTGACCTTCTCTGCCTCTTTCCACCTTTTATAGGAGGAGTTTTCATGTCTAAATCTTCACCGTCATCATTCCATGTATTTTTAGAAAAACGCACGGGCTTCCTGACTTTTTTATTATCTCTTTGAACTGTAAAGTCTTCATTGACTACATTTTTAGGCTTAGATTTGTTCCACTTGGGCTTTTGATCTTTATCGGAAGATAGCCACTTGGCCACTTTATCTTTCTCATCTTTTGAAAGCTTAGAAATAAATTCCTCAAACCTATCAAAGTCGCTCATTGCTGCCGTCTCCTACCTTTCTCTATTAAAATGTCGTAAAGTCTTTTGCACGCAATCTCAAGCGAGAGAAGAACATCATATCTCGATTGAGCTGTTATCTTCCAGATGTTTATATTTTTAGCCAGAATATTTTTATTTAGTATAATGCCAAACTTTATTTCATACTTAGCTATCATTGTATCTAGCCCGCTTTCAATCATTTCTTTTGCGATAATTTCATTTAGCGAGGCGTCGCACCAATTAATTATAGCCTGCAATTTAGATTTATGTAAAGAAATAGACGCAGAATGAGAAGCTAAGCAAAATGCTGCATTATGACAATCCTCTTGAGATAATTCAGACAATTCTTCATGAGTCATGTTTAATATATGGTCATAATTTTTTAAATCAGTCTTGGTTATTGAGTTTGAGCGCAGGAAATCGTCAAATGATTTAATAAAATTATTTAATTTATCTTCATATTCTTGAATTGACAATTTGTTTTCTCCAATCTTCTTGATCTTTTCTACAGTCAAGTTCTATTAATGTTATGCGATTTATATCGCACCATTCTCGCTTGATCTGATCTTTTCTCATTTGGTTTAAAAAACCTGACTTAGTCTTATGAAAAAACTTTGAAAATTCATAGTGTTGCAAGCCATGCACCTCAACGGCTAGTGAGCTAGATGGTATAAAAAAGTCAAAGAATAAAGCGGATTTCTTATCGGGAGTTCTAGATCCTGGAAGTTTAACTTCTTCATATATAAAATACCCTTTAAATAAATCTGTTAAAAGTTCTCTAGCCATTAAATGGTACTTTGATTTTTTTTTCGCATCGTCTGACTGAATTAAGTATTTTTTCAAATCAATATTATAGTGAACGCCATTAAGCCCAATTACTTTCATTTTATCATTTCTTTAACGAGACCGTATAGGAAATTCGAAATATCTTCATTTTGCCTCAAAAAATCAGTTGTTTTAGGCCCACCTTGAAATTTGAAAGATTTAGAAACGGCTTCGTCATCGTCAATATTTACTCCATTCTTTATAAGAAAGTTTTTAATCACTGGATCATTTTTATGTTCAATAGCCGCAGATATTTCATACCAAGCGCCAGACTTTTTTATTAATGTAAATTCAGTGGCTATTTGAACTATTTCCTGAACTTCATCTATGCCAACGCCATAACGTATCCAGCTATCAGCTTTTGAATTTGGTATCCCTCCAGCCGCAGATGTCTTAATTGTCCAGTATGCTATTTGCCCTATATGTGGCTCGTTTCCATCTCCAGAGTCTTCGTCTGAAGGTCCGCTATTTGAAACCCATTTACCTTTATGAGTAATAACCATATTTGTTCCAGCTTGATACTGTAACATATTTCCACAGTCTGACATTTTTTGAGGAGAAAATCTGGAGCCTCCAGTATTCGCAATATTATGAGTAATGAATATTAAAATAGCCTTGGTTCTAGATACGTCTCCGCTAATTCTCTTTAGGAAAAGGGATAACAATCTAGGCAGCGAGTTTCTTATTCCGGTTCTAATTTGTCCTTCAAGCTCGTCTTGAGGAACCATATTTGAAACTGAGTCTACTATCAATACAAGATCTGAAGTATTTTTTACATAAGACTCAATAACATTCAAGTATGTTTCTGCTGAAATAACTGGGCATTCTTCCGTAGATTGAACAATCTTTATTAAAGATGGGTTAAGCCCCTTTATTCCAGTAAAATTTTCTTTTGTTAGCCTTCCCTCTGTATTTACATAAACAATATTCTTTCCTAAAGCCTGGCATTTAGCCGCAAAATATAAAGCACAGGTTGTTTTGCCAGTTTTTGGATCTCCAGTCATAACTACGCATGAACCTTCTCGAAGGCCACCTCCAAGAGCCATGTCAAGAGCTGGCGAAAAACCAATAACATTTAAGCTTTTTAAGCTATTTAAAACACTGTCGCCATTCTCAATTATGTTTCCATATTTTGAGACTATCTGGCTACTTACAATATCGTCTTCAAACTTAGCTGACTTAGCCTTTTTTGCCATTATCAAGTGTCCTTAATTTATTCAAAGAATTTTTCTTGCCAAATGTAGTTTTTCTAATTGTAGCATTTTCTATAACTTCTATAGGCGCGGCGTCTTGTTGAGATAAAAATATCTGATTGTACTTTTTTAGTATAGATGGAACTCTTGGGTTATTCAATGAAAATATACCTTTAAAGTCATCAGAAGATATAGCTTTAACAAGCACCTGTTCTGGATATGTTTTTATTATTTCTCTAGCTAGCATAGACTGTTTTAAAAACGTCCACTTCCATCGATCATTATTCCAAAACTTATAAGGCAATGACCCAACGTTCTGATATTCAGCCATTTTCATGCACATGACCTCAGCAACATATGCAGCGCACGTGCAATAATCACCAGTAGAGATATGCTTATATTTACTCTTTTCCGTTCTTTTTCTTTTCATTTTTCCACATTATCAATTCTGGAAAACAGTCATCAATTTCGCCAGTATCAGAATCTTCAACAATTAATTCTGGAACAAGGATAAAGTCTTTTTTTATCTTTAATCCACGAACCTGCCCAAAAACAATGGTATCCCTTGATGAAGTCAATGTTGCTAAAATGCAATTACATAAATATACTCCGTCTAAGTCGACTGTCTCAAGTATATATTCATGAGACCTAAATCGCAAGCTCATTCCGTTTAGATCATCTAAAAAAGTATTTTCTTTTACTAAAGACATCCATTCTTGAATAGATTGTAGATATCTATTTGAGCCATTCTTATATCTGACTATTATCCATATGGCGTTTTTATTTTTAACATAGTTATCATGCCAAGAGTCCATTTTTATTCCTTTATCTTCATAATATGAGGATATTCCCTGGATTCTTTCTTTTTTACAGTATCGCCAAGCATTGAGGCATTCATTGTCATAACAACAGAGCCTCTTTTTCTAGCAAACTGTTCGCTTGCATCAATGGCTGGCTTGGACTTTACCTGATTAGATGGCTCTTCCGTTGCTGGTTCCTGTTTTTTAGCAGCCTGCTTTGATTGCGATTTTAACTCTTTTTCTTTCTTTGCTTCGCACGCCTCTACGTGCTTTTTGACTATGCCCGCTGGCCTATTCATTTTTTTACAAAACTCTTCAATTGTAAAGACTTCAAAATGATTTTGGATATAGAATATCTCAATCTCACTCAAAGGTCCAGGCTTTACTTTAATTTGTTTTGCCATTAATATACTCCCTATTAGCTTTTGTATAATAAACCTTGTTATTTGTTTTTAGATACATAATATAAAAATCAAAAGTATCCCTGTTAACCTTTTTCATCTTGTATCCATCAGCCGTAGATCTTCTGACTATGGAGTTTAGTGGGTCATATGGAATTCCATTATGCGTCACTATATAATAGCTAGATTTAGGCTTTTCTGGATCTAAAACATAGGCAAATATCATTCCCATCCGGGAATCGCTAACTTCTTCTCCATACCTGTCAAACTGAACTTTATTTGTCGTTATCACGTTTTACCCTCCATAATATATTTTATCTTTTGCTTATCATTCATCTTATTTATCGTTTTAATATCAGCATTTCCATATTCATGATACCAAGGCTTTCTAGGCTTAGGCTTCATGTCTTGCATTTCATTTATTTTATTCTTATAGATTTTTGAATTCTTATCAGCAAGTTTTCCAATAGTGTCAATATTTTTAACTTTAGTATATGGGTTTTCAGCTCCATAAGATCTAAATATTTTCTTTGATTTGCACGAATAACATTTTTGCTTTTTTAAATTTTGTTCATAATCTTTCATACTCCATGAAAATTCCATTACGCATCCACACTTATCGCACTCAAAAATATAATTAGCCATCTATGTCCTCCAACGCATTTAATATTTTAGCAATTATTCCATGTCTCTGTATGTCGGAGTTATCAAGAGATACAACTGCGACGCCCTCAACATTTCTTACCTTATCCATGCATAGGTAAAGGCCGCTTTTATTTCTTATATCAGTCTGCCGCAGGTCTCCATTTATCAAGACTTTAGAGTTTTCACCAATCCTAGTCATAAACATTTTTATTTGTTCTGCCGTGCAGTTCTGAGCTTCATCTAGAATTATATGAGAATTGTGAAAAGTAGATCCGCGCATCATTTCTAGAGCTTCAAATCTTATTTTATGCTCCATTATATATGCGCCGTAATAAGCCTGGCCAAGAAAATATTTTAAATTTTCCTGCATAGGTTTTAGGTATGGATTTATTTTATCTCCAAGTTCGCCAGGAAGCGCTCCTATTTCTTTTCCAGCGCAAACTAGAGGTCTTGTTATTATAATCTGCTCTATATCTCCGCGATGTAGGTGATCGCAAGATAGACCAGCGGCTATATATGACTTTCCACAACCGGCTGGGCCTGTACATATAATAATATCGTTTTCTAGAATTGCTCGTATATATTCTTTTTGATTTTTAGTCTTACCTTCTACTTGCTTTACTTTAAAAGTTATTCCATCTTTTTTAGTATTTATAGAGTCTTTTTTTCTTTTGTAGTTGCTCATTGAGTTTTCTTTCTATTTTAGAACTAAGATAGTCCTGTACTGCCAAATCCGCAATTTCCTCTATCTGTATTGTTCTCAATTTCTGACTCAATTAATGTATGCCTAGACACTTTTTGAACTACTAACTGCGCAATTCTTTCTCCTTTGCCTACTTTGTAGGAAAAATTCTTGTCTGAATTAAAAATTATTACTTTTATCTCTCCTCTATAGTCATTGTCTATAACTCCGCCTAGCACATCCAATCCAGCTTTAAATGATAGCCCAGATCTAGGCCAGATAAATCCATGCTCATCCTCGTTTTCTAATTCTACTGAAATACCAGTTCCTATTATTTGCCTAGAAAGTGGAGGTATTTCAATTTCATCAATCGAATATAAATCTAATCCAGCAGAAAATGGAGTTCCGTAAGTAGGTAGCTTAGCGTCTTCGCTTAGTCGTTTAACTTTCATATTTTATCCTTATATCTTTGTTATTTCACAAGAACCGCCGCTACAACTCATTGCGGCGAATTCTGATATGTCCTTATATGATGGCTTCTTAAGAATTTCTCCAAAGTTTACCGGCTTCATTTGCCTTAATATAGACTCCCACTTATGACAAAGATGAACGTCTTTGAGGCAATAAACGGTCTTTGTTACATCATTTTTAAAATAATTTTTAGCAAATTGCTTGACTCTCTTTATCCAATACTTTTTAAGCATTACTTGCTCTCTAGTTCCAACAACTGGAAGTTCTTTATTCAAAACAGAGTCACAAGCTTCCCATAAATTATTATTAAAATAATGTAAACCGTCTACTATTAAGCCAGATGCAAATAATGAACCTTTACCATATTCTTCATATATTTCTTCAGCAGATAGAACAGATGTAAACGGAGCTTGATTGAAGTCTTTATCTCCATAGTCAGATATAAAACTAATAGCCGTAAAGTCTTTTCTGTTATCCCAGATATAATTTATAATTTCTTCTCTATTATCAATAATCACAGTGCATGAGCAATTATGCGTAGTTAAATTGGATATTCCTCTTTCTTTAACAGTTCCAGGATTGATCCAATTCTGTTGAACGTTTTTAATTATTTCCAGATGCTTTACGCCCTTCATATCTTTTTTAAATAATCCGTTTTTTGGATTTATTATGGGCACGAAAACAACATAGTCTGTATTATTAGCGCTCCAAACGCTATTTTCAAGCAAAAATGGCATATGTTGAGAGATCCAAATTGCAGTATCAGAATTTTTATTTAACTGCATTATTCTAAAATATCGTTCAGAATGTTCTGGATGTATTCCAGACGCAGTGCCAAGAACTACGCTTGCATTTCCAGATGGCTTAACACATGTTGTTCTAGCCGCTGGGTTTATACCTATAATTTTAGAAACTTTTTCATTTGTTTGAATTACTTCTTTCGCTCCCTTTCTAAGTAGCTCCGGATCAAAAAGTTTTGGATTATTCATCCATCCAGTAATAGACACTCCAAGCAAAGCTTCTCGTTTTACTAAATCTTCAGTTGTTTTCCCAAGATATGGAAAATTGTTATAGCCCGCCTGAAGTGTTCCAAGTACGGCAGAGTCTCTACAAGCTCTAATAAATTCTTCTTCAGTTTCGCATTTCTCAGCATTAATTTCATTGAGATTGCACATTTGGACGCCAAACTTATCTATATTAGACCTAGTCCATTCTTCAAGATCTGAATACTTTATTTCGCTTAATGGGGCATCTTCTTTTGTTGTATTAACTGGAGTAAACCCAATTTCAAAACACGGATTGAATACGTCAAACCATGTGTTGCAAAATACGAATCCTATATCGTTATCGCCATTATTTAATTCTACTATTTTGTTAAAAAATTCCTTGTCTTGAGAGTTTCTAGGAATTAAAACAGAATTATTAGATCTAGCTCTATGAGGATGATCAGCTCTCCATGATCCAGTTTTAGCCATAATCATATCTTCATCGTTTGGATCTAATATCATACTAAGAGCTGACCTTCTAACGCCTCCGCTCAGAACAGCGTCAGATGAATGACATATAATGTCAAAGCATAAAACTGTACTTAGCTTATTACTTGATTGAAGATGATTTTCTATCTTCTTTTCGATATTTTCTAAAGATGATTTTAAACCATCTGGACCAGGGGCTTTATATCCACCACTAATATAACTTCCCTTTTGCCGTATCTTGCTAAAATCAAATTTTATTTCATATCCAGAATATTCTGGCATAGGTGAATTTTGCTCAAAGTATGAAGACATCAACGCTCCTAAAGCGTCGGCCCATCCCTCAATAGAGTCTTCGACTAGATGGGTCAAAGTGCCTTTAGATCTTTTTGAAATTGTTGGCAAGCAATTTACGAATGGCTTTAAAAGAGAAACGCCGACGCCGCATCCGCAAAGCGCTAGATAAAATATTCTCTGAAAAGATTCTGGTGTGCATAAATGCAAAACTGTACAGTTAAAAATTTTTGCATTATGCTGAGCAAGATTTTTATGCCTAAATTGAAGATTTCTCTGAGACGCTAAAATCCTCTGACATTTAAGAGAATCAAGAACATTTTCTAAATAGTTATCTAGTTCTTGGTTTTGATATTTCAACTTATGGCCATTTACTATATCTTCACAAGCCTCGCTCCAGTTTTCATATCTACCCTTTTCGTCATCCCACTTAAAATAATCCGAATAAAGCTTAAGATCCGACAAAAAGATTTTACCAAAAAATTGCTTGTCAAGCTTAGTCATTTGCAAAAAGCCTTTCTATAATCAAATTAGCCACATAATTAATTATTAATTTCAATGCTAGTGATATTAAAATACTAACAAAAACATTTCCGTACTTCTGTCGTTTAATATTTTCGGATATATACTTCTTGCACTCTTTAAGAGCTTGACTCCTGGTTTTAGGAGAGTTAGTATTATCTTCACTAGCTATTGTAGCCCACTGGATGGCAAGTTCGAGCGCATTTCTTGCAATTGATCTTTCTTCTTCTTTTATAAAAGAATCTCCGATTTTAATATTAAAATGTAATAAGTCTTCAGGTGTTAACTTTCTCATTTAAATCTCCTATTTTATAGTCCGCTAGATTTGGAAAATGACGGAACCTGCTGTGGTCTTTTACTTGTCTCAATTGTTTCAACGTCAACTGGAATTATTGTATCAACGCAATCATTAAGCAGAGATAGTTGAGATAGTTCATTGTTTACGAACCTAGAAGAGCATGGGTCTTTTGAAGAATAGTAATACATTATTGATTCGCCGCTAGTATGATTGATAGAGCTGCTTGGCTTGCATTTACATTCTGATCCTGAATTTACGCAATTACATGGAGTTCTGTGACCATCTCCGTGGATTATTTGCTTTGTTCCATTGCATTCACACTTCTCGACAACATTATCAGTATTATTGTCAATATTTTCTTTGTCGTTAGCAATGAATGCTACATAACCTTCAGCTTTTTTTCTATTTATAGACGCTACTGAATTGCGGTTTAATACATTAGAAGGAATCAAAGTTATTGCAAAAAATAATAATACTATAACTGTGCTTAGCTTCATATTTAAAATATCCTTGTATTTATTTTTCTTGGCTTAAAGCCTTCATATCCAGATAAAGCCCAGCTATCACCTTGTTTTAACATTTTATTTATTACATCGGCATCAACCCAAAAAGACCCATCTGGCTGATTGTGTCGCTTTGGGCCACTATTCCAAGTACCCCAGGTATTTTGAATGCACAATCCAGGCCTTCTAAATTTATCATCAAGTGCATTAGCGCACATACAATGATACCAAATACCTGATGGTGCAGAAAATCCGTCTTTATCTCTAGTAGCAGAGAAGCCTTGATTACTACAAATAAATATTCCATATCCATTAGCTAATAAATCTCTAGCTTGTTCGTATGAGTCAACCCTAGAGACTGTAGCTATTGGATGCTCTTTTGCGTATGGTATCAAAGACTGAGGAACTCCCCTAGAGGCAGCCCCCCATAACACAGCTCTTTGTCCGCTGTATGTCGTTAAATCAACATTGCCATATTTTCCTCTTGGTAGAGCGCCATACAGGTTTACATACTGAGCTAGCCACGCACCTATAGACCCGTTTCCGCTTATTCGACCCTTGCCTATTTGAACTCTACTTCCAGCATATAAATCCTCACTAGCAGTTTCTGCTACCCATTCTTCAAATTGCTTTTTAACTATTATATCACAACTTTTTGTAACGTCAATTGCATTTGCTCCGCCAGTTGATACGCAGTCACCTGTTTCTTGCTTTCTATTCGGATAGACTTTATTATTTAAAGATCTAACTACATCATATAGAAGTAAAGACTTGCCAGCCCCAGAGTTTTTTATGTCACCCCATATGTCTCCAAAGACGGGGTGTGGAAGCTGCGACATTACAGATTCAACTTTTTTCTGATCATCAACCCATCCACAATTTTTGTCTAGGCTAGTTGTTCTCATTTTATAGATTCCTCTAGGTCTTCAAAAATTTTGGCGAATTTTAACCTATCCTCTTTAGATGATAGTTCTTTAGGTTCTTCATAGCCAGCGGATATTAAATAATTTGAAACGGCGTCTGTGAATTCTGGATACTTTTCTCTATTCCAGCCGTAAGAAGATTGTACCCTAGATAAAACTGGATCAAATTGGGATGTTGATGATAATGATTCTGCATTTTTTAAATAGTCAGAAGCTCCTGCGATCATTTTATATATTAGCTCTTGGTCTTGTTTTTCTATTTTTAAAAAAGACTGTCTGACTTTATCAAGGGTAGATTTTAAAGAGTCGGTTGATCCATAAGCAACAGTAGGTATAACTTTTTCATCTGCTCTTTTTCTATCCAGCATTAAGTTAGTGCCAATAAATGTCATGCCTATAACTGGAGCGCACCAGAAGATAATAAATAAAATTAGACCGAGAAATGGTCGCTTATTTGTAGTTTCAATAAAATCGACAGTCATAACGACTCCTTAAATAAAATATTATTTATTTTGGTAACAAGCTCCAGCATCTCAACTGAGTCAATTTCAATGGCTCTATCTTTTAGATACTTTAAAGCCTTAAAGTCTTTAAAATCTTTATCTTCATCGCTCATAGGAACTGAGTCGTTTTCTTTATCTGGAGTTGAATTTCTACTTTTAAGCAAAGATAAAAAATAATTTTTATTCATCCAAAGTATAGCTGCTCCTCCTCCTAAGCCTACTACTATTTGTAGTAGGCTTTTAAAATCTATTGGCATAGACGAAAATATCCATATCGCTCCAGCATATAACATCAATCCAATAGCAATCAATAAGTCAATCATAAATTATTCCTTTGGTTTTGTAAAGTCTGTAACAAACCTTCCTAAAGACTGAAGAGCCATAACTATAACCGGGACAAGTAAGGCTGTCTGAGGTCCTAGATCCACTGAGGTAAAATTGTTGGCTAGGTATGCAATGGCAGATCCAAGCCCAACTAATGCAGCATTTCTAACCAATACCTTTACATCAACCTTGTCTAATGATAAACCTTTTGAAGTTCCAAACATATTATCTCTCCATTATTTTTAAAGTAAAAAGAAAACCGTACTGTTTCTCGTGGTCTTTATATGGAAAGCCTATGAATTTTATTTTTTTCCCATCCATAGAATAAGCATCAAATTCAAACTTTCTAGACATTTTAACGCAGGAATTTAATTCATTTATAAATGAAGATCTATCCTGCTCTCTAAGGTATGTTATCCAATCATAACCCTCTACATCTGACAATGTTTCGCCAGTTATTTCATAAAACTTTTCATTTGTCCAAACTAAATTTCCGTTACAGTCTAGTTCAAATAATGGTTCACCTATATAGTTTAATGATGCTAAAGATCTTTGCTCTAATTTTTTTTGACCAGATTCTATTCTATTAACAGCGTCCCTCAGCGAGCCGCCACCATTTGTTACAACCTCATGAGCTATTTTGTCTATCGACGATTTTATTTGCTTATGATCTTTAAATAGTTCAATGGTTGGCTTTATTATTTTTTTCCATACAAATGCTAAAAACGCAGATATTCCGCCAATTATACTAAACAAAATTGTAATTTGTTCATTTGTTATCATTATTTCCCCAATCTAGGCCCCCTATTAAGGGGGCCGTAGAAAATTTAGATAAAGGTTTATTTATGATTCAAACGCGTCTTTTGCCTTGTAATCATCATTGACTGGAAGTTTAGCGCCAGTTCTATATGTTAGCTCACCAGGGGCAGATCTGGTTAGAGTAGCAGCGTCGTCAGATGCTGTAATCGTTCCATTGCCGCTTGGTCTAACATAATTAGATAGGACGCCAGCTCCAGAGCCTTTTACAAAATTTGGGTTTATCGTACCATTTGGTCTAGCTAGCATATTATATGTAGTGCTATTGCCAGATCCGTAGTTTCTGGTAGAAACGAGCTTAAATATATTATCTTTTGGCTGACCGTTCCAATCAGATCCTCTACTTAGAAGGACCGTATTGGATTGACCAGCAATAGTTGTCGTAACACCCCTGATAATCCACTCAGTTGCACTTGAGTTATACCCAGGAGCAACTCCAGCTCTAACCCCAGAAAGGCCCACTCTATCGGTTGTATTAGCGCCAGTTCCGTCATTTGAAACAATCTTTGAGCCGATTGGGCCACTTCTTAGGTCAGATATTTCAACAATATCTAGAACATTAGTTACAACTCTGGTAGACTCTACGTTTCCAGCCCCAATAACAGTAGCTCCGTTATTTTTTACAGGCTGTCCATTTTTAGATGTCGTTACTGCCATTTTAAGTCTCCAAAATGAAGTCAACTTCCTAAGTTCCTAGATTTTATTCCATATTATCCATAACGGATAATACACTTACTTAGAAAGCTCTCTCTTTAATTTGGATAAATTTTTCTTTATTTTAGACCTAATAAGCGCCTCTGACATATTAAATTCTTTGGAAATTTCCGATATGGATTTACCAAGTGCAAACTTGCTATAAATTAATCCTTTATCCTTGCCGCATATCTCAATCAAATCCATAAAATCAACCTCGCCTGAATCTCCATTATTAACTTTTTTAAGATTAAGATAACCCTTTTTAAGCCTTGATTTTTTATCATAATCTCTTAAAAATGAGTTTCTTATACTTCTAAACTCGTTATTAATAATATTATAAAAATATGAAGTCGTTTTTGTTCCATGCTTTTCTGAGAAAAATTTTTGAACCTTCCAATAAGCTATATTAATACATCTTTCTATATCTTCCTTGGATAAATACTGTCGATATCTTATTGCAAGCTTTTTACCAATCTTAATGTATTCTTTTTCAATTTTTGAGTCAACGTTATTCAATTATCTATCTCCATTTCACTTGTTACAAGTTCTGATTCTATGTTTTTCTTAACTTCTCTTGAGGAAAACAATTTTCCAATACCAATAAAGAACCTATATCTAGAGTTTACTTTTAAAATTTCGATACCTGGAATCTTTTGTAATGTATTTTGAACAGATTTAGTTATGTCAAAGTTGGTATGACCAATCCAGCAATCAAAATTGGCGGCAACAAATGCCTCTTGCACTAATGATTCTGATACGGCTACAGCTCTAGGCATCTCAGACGCATAATCATTGTCGTCATAAGTTTCATCTTCGTCGCCAGTTTCATATTCATCTAATGATTTATTTATTGAATTTCTTTCCGCGTCCATAAACATTCTAGTTATTGGAGATTTTAATTGCTTTTCAATAGCATCTTCATATTTTTGCCATCCTATTTTTTTACTATTCATCTTGAAAAAACTCCGATGGTGTTATAACTAATTCTTCACTACCAATAGCATCTCTAGATCTAGAAGCTTCATCAGCTACCGACAAAGCTATTTTGCAAATTCTTATAAATAAAGAACCGTCAATTTTATCAAGCTCTTCTTTCAATAATGCGAAAGTATCATTCAGCATATTTATGCTATATAGCCTACCGAAAAATATTCCAACTTTTTCTATGCTTTCATCCGACATAGAATCTAACCTTATTCCAGTTACAATGTCATCCCCTTCTATTGAAAAATTAAGTTCAAAAAATCTATCTAAGTCTGGACTATTTTCTTTAGCTACTGGCTCTAGCTGTTCTGGCATACTCCACGGTTCAGGTGTAGTATTGACTTCAATATTACTATCTCCATTAGCTCGAACTTCTCTGTTTATCTTAAATAATCCCATCATTTTTTTAAGCATATTCTAAAACCTTTCTAGCTGAATTTTTCCATGTGTATTCACAAGCCGTTTCAAGTCCGGCAGTATTTATTACTACTCCGACCTCCTTTCTTCTGCTATGAAACATTCTAAGATGATTAACCAAATTGTCAAATTGATTTTTACCAAATTTTGCCCATCTTCCCTGACCATGAAACCAGATTCCATCATTAGCAGATTCTAGTTCATCTATTTCTATTAGTAGACTATTATTAGAATTGCAAAATTCTTTATGGGCTGAATAATCTGTTATAATAACTGACTTGCCACAACTCATTAGCTCAAGAGCTTCAAGATTCCACCCCTCAGCTCTTGATGGAAATACCCCACAGTCAACAGCTCTCATTATATTTGCTAAATCAAATTGAGTCCTAGCTCTGTCTAAGATTTTGACGTTTGTCATCTTATACTTATTATGCCACTCTAAAGTTTGATCGGATGATAGAAAGGGATTGGAATTCATCATCCATAGCTCAACCTCGTCAGAGTCTTCAAAGGCCGCTTTAAATGCTTCGCATAGAATATCATGACCTTTTCTTTTTTCCCATTTGCCACAGTTAAAAAATATCGTTTTTTCATTTTTAAAACTGTTTATATTCCAAGAGTTATAAGACTCAGGAAAGAATATATTTCCATCTACTCCAAGAGGCACTACAAATATCTCTGGATGATTGTTAACAGATGACTCAATGACGCTTTTAGCCCACTCAGAGCATACAAAAAGCTTGTCTACGTTTTTTAGATGCCACTTCTCTCTTTCTGAAAAATCATCAAGCTCAAAAATTGGAAAACCTATATATCTACTTCCCATCGGGAACACAGATAGATCAAATTGATGGTAAATCTTTACAGATGGATGGCTTTTATTATGCATAGCAGCTCTAGAGATTCCACTTTTAATGGCGGCTCCATCAAGTTCAGATTGCCATTCTAAATTGCCGATTGGAAATAGAGAGTATCCAAAGTCGTTTAACGATCTAGCTATATTAGTGCCAACAACTCCATAGCCAAGTGTATTTATTGGAGCCATTAAATTTATCATTAATTTTCCTTTATAAGCTTTTCTTAAAGAATTCTACTACAAACTGGCTAGCACTTATTTCTGGATTTTTAGAAAAGTAATCTCTTACGATATTCTTTGCAACGTTTTTCTTATATCCAACTGCAATAAGAGCGTCAACGTGGTCTTTGAATTTCTCGTAATTAAACTCTGCCTTTTGATTTTTCTTAACAGGACTTTTATCCGTCTTACGGATTTGTTCTTCTATTTTTAGATTTTCTACAGTAACAAAACCCTTTTGATTTTTTCTAATATTATCAACGAGTTTATTGATATGTTTTATATTATTGTTAATTTCATATTCTGATTGACGGCTGCCAACATTTAATGTGGCAGGAAATTCTGCCGAGGGCTTTGGAGGTAAGCCAGTCGGCTTTTTTTTATGCTCTGGAATTTTTTTAGTTGATTTTTCTTCAATTGGCCTTATTTCACCTATTTTGAAAAAATCATCTCTACTATATCTATTATTTTTACTGAAAAGTTCTTTACAGAAAACATAAAAACCATAGTAGGCTATTATCATTCCAGAGCATTGACCAATAAACTGAATCACTGGATCCATATTGCGTATTACAATCCTAGAGCTTCTCTGATTCTACCCCTTAGAACCTGCGCATTTCCTCTATTCTGCAACGCGCTTGATCCATCGTATAGCTGCTCGGCAAGCCTTGAATTAAAACCAGCTTCTCTTGCGGCTCTAACTGTTTGCTTTTTATTTGGACGGCCCACCTTGACAGAAGAAATTTCATGTAAAACCGCTGTTAATGGATTAACTAAAACGCCGTTCTTAGAAACTCCTACAATTTGATTATTTTCATTAATTATCCAATTGTACTTGTTTCTGGTAGATCTCAACATCCGATAAAAAAGACTCTTCATACAAAATTCCTCCAATAAACAAAACTAACTAGACGCCGTCCTCTTCTTTTGTAGCAAAAATGGCTACGCCGCCATTTACTACTTTTGGTCTACTTAATAATAGCGCATCATCTACGTTTTTCAAGTGATCTTCCAAAAATTTTAGCTCTTTTTCCATTTTTTTAATTTGCTTAGATTTTTTTGAAATTGATTTCTTTAAATTTTCAATACTAAGAACGACTGAATGCTTGTAAGCCATCGACAAGTCTGATAATGTATACATACGCATCTCCTATTTTATAACTACGTACCGCTAGTTTTTAGGGTCATCTTACCCTCACCACTAAGCTACTTCAGTTAGAATCCTGACTGAATCTTTAGATAATTAGGATTTCTCCCATGACCCACTGAGTTGCTCTACAGCATAGCTCAGATTTTCTCTAAAAATTTTTGTCAAACGGCATGGCTTGCGAGGCCAAACGTGGTCCGACTCATAAAGTCTAATGTCAGGTCTGGCTACCTGACCGGCCTAGATTCTACAGCGACTATTGCCTCTGCCTGCGATTTCGATTAAACCTCTCATGGATAAAGGTGAAAACCTGAGATTGTGCAAGCACAAGCCCCGACGCCCTTTTTTAGCCAAGGTCTAAGCTGATCGGTATCTTAGTATGTATTATATTAGCCAGCAACCCTATCCAATAGAGAGGCTGGAACAACAAAATTGTTTGGATTATATTTTCCGTATCTTTTTGATTTCTTTAATTTATCAAACTTATCTCTTGAGATGCTGCCAAGAATTTCTGCTTCTTTTTTACTTTCATCATACCTAACAAGAACATAAGTATCTGGAGATTTTTTAAAGAATTCATCTTGTTTAATTTTTAATTCAGGCTCTCCGTCGCCAAAGTAGGTAATAGTCTTTACTTCCACTCCTGAAAAATCTTCTCCATTGTCGCGCACTTTATAGATTCTCTCGTCTATTATATTACCTGAATAGATAGACCAAGCTAATTCACCAATTATACCAACAAAGTGCGGCATATATTCCTTTTCAAGTGTATAGCTACTTTTTTCCCTCATATAGATATTAGAATTTCTAAAAGCCATAGACTTTGCTTCGTGCCTTTTTTTTGCAAGATCAACGGCAAACGCTATTTGTTCGTCATTAAACTTTATAATCATAAATAATTTCCCCATTGCCTTGGAATTGATCCGCTAATTAGATAACGTCTAGGTTTTTTTGGCCTGGATAATAATTTCATACCGGCCTCATCTGGAGTTTTGTTGTGTTTTTTGTAGTTGCATGTCTTACAGCAGGCTACCATGTTCTCCCAGGTATTAGCGTGATGCTTTGACGGGAATCTAGAAACCGGGATAATATGATCTACGCTATGCTCTTCTGAGTTAAGCCTTTTTGAGCAATACTGACATTGCATGTTGTCTCTT